ATAACACTTGGTAACCAATGGGTAACCCATAGATTTTTGACATCTCTTCTGTTGTTATGTCGATTGGTATATGGTTCAGCATCAAGATCGCCCCAATAATGTCTTGGTGAAAGAGCCATCCAAATGAAATTCGGCGCTGATTTGTATGTTTGAAATTTGCTCGTGCCGCTGCTAAATCCACCTATGTCTTCATATCTCGTGCCAATGCATCCTAGGTTACTGTAATTAAATCTTTCGTTAATATACGTGTCCCAGCCTTTTGCAAGCGTTACAGAATCTGAATCCATTATAATATGAATGCTTCCATCACCAGTCATTTTTAACATGTGATTAATTGCCATAGCGTGACCAAATGAACCACGTTGTCTATCAGCTCGTTCTGGAACTACGATAACTTTTACTCGATTAAATTCGCTAAAATCGACTCGGTTCAATGATTGTTCTAGAACGTGAATAGTTGTGATTACTTCTTCTGATGTGTCTGCAAGTTGTTGCATAGCTTTTATTGCAAATTTAGTGTAATCAACTGTATTATTTTCTGTCGCAAAATGTACATGTATTGTCATGGTTGTGTAACTCTTCATTTATTGTAATACAGTTAAAGTTAAGATAACAAAAATGGGATACACAACAACGTTTTATGGAAAGTTTAAACTCTCACGTAAGCTCACTGATGAAGAATTTACGATATTGATTAATTTTTCAAAGGCTTCACATAATCATATTGATCATCCTAATAACCGGTGTTCATGGGCTCCATCACTTGATGGTAAAAACTTCGAATGGAATGGTGTTGAAAAGTTTTACAATGCCATTGAATGGCTTGAGTTCGTCATTGATAAGTTTTTTGAGCCATGGGATATTTTGTTAAATGGAGACGTTAAATGGAAAGGTGAAGATGAAAATGATAAAGGTATCATATCAATAAAGGATTCCATTATTTTACCCATAAAGAAGTACCCAACAGGAGCGTATCAAAGTTTAAGAAAATAAGTGAACAAATATTGAAATTTTATTATATATTACTTAAATAACATGTGATACGACGGGCGGGTTGCCCTGATTCTCCTGATAAGGGAATTGCGCATGAGTTCGAGTCTCTGGTATCACACCAAAAATAAAAACAAAAAGTGAAACAAATTGTTTTTATGGTTTATAGTTACTTTATCAACCGAACATGTTTGCAATAAATAAAAAGCAGTGGCAAGATAAAACGTATCAACAAAATACGTAACATGCGGAGCATCCACTCCGTATGTTTCCGGAGTGAATAGAGTGCTAAATGAAAATGAAACACTACTAACACGAAGGAAAGTGTGATAGATTCTTTATATGGTGCAGTAGACCGCTAAGGAGACGGAGCGCGCTGTAAACGCGCCGGCCATTAGGCCCCTCCGGGATCGTTCCCCGGGTGCACCACCGAAGAAAATGACGAAAGTTAATTTCCTCGATCTTTGACAACTTGCGTTCTTCATGATTCCGTAGCTCAGTTTTAGAGCAACCGGTAAATAACCGGTAGGTCAATGGTTAAGTTCCATTCGGAGTCACTCATTAATAATGATCATTCCGATGTGATGAAATTGGTATCATAGCTGGCTGTTAACCAGTGTTTCTAGGTTCGAATCCTGGCGTTGGAGCAAGTCTGATTTACTTAAGATTAAAACTTTCGTAAGTTGACTTTAAAAAATGAGAAAACGAGAAAATGTGAATTAATAATGCTAATTAAGTACTGATACTGATTCAAATAGTTTAATATGATTAAGTAGGTGAACATTTGGTGGGATAAAACCAAATAGTAACCATGAGAATGTTGTCCTGGGTAAGACAGAAAAATGCCCATTTACTTGGATCTGTAGTGTTTAACGGTTTAGCACAGTGAGTTCTTACCTCATTTGTGCGGGTTCGACTCCCGCTGGATCCACCATAACATGATAATTTAAATCAACTGCACGAGTAAGTTTGTTTTGAACATGTTAGTATTGTTACTCGTTTAACATTGACTAACGATCATAGGGAGTTAGCTTAAGTTTCAGAGCACCGGGCAATAATAGGCCTGGCATCATGGTGGTGAAAGGCCATCACTCCCTGCCACGGAATTACTTTTTAAGTAACAGGAAGTTTAAATTCAATTAACTTCATGGACTATGAATCTTTAAGTGAAAAAAATGAAATTCCGCTCTTTCAGAACAAGTCTAAACGAACTTGCTAAGTCGTGTCAGGTACCAAGGAGGAGGTACCGGTAATGGTGGGCACACACTCCCACAACATGCAATTCTTAAGTGGCGCTCTGTTCGTCAATAGACCGGTGCTACGGTCAAAACAGAATCATGCGTCCGTAATTCAAGCGGAAGAAACCTGCCTTTTAAGCAGGCATGTGGGGTTTCGATTACCTCCGGACGCACTGCGGAAGAGTGAAACGGCTTACATTCCAGGCTCATAACCTGTGAGACAACTTGGTTCGACTCCAGTTTCCGCTACTACAATTTTCGTTTAAAACAACGCCACTACACATATGTAGTTTTGGCTTTGCCAAGAGGTGATTGATGATGATACAACTAGAACTGTTTCAAACGTTTCAAGTCTGTCCAAGTTGTAAGGTCTTTCATCCACAAAAAACATATAATTGTGAATGTTGTGGGTATATGGAAAATGTAAAAACAAAAATAAGTTTATCAGAAAAAATCATGCAAGATTTTGATAAACAATTTGTTAACGACGTTCTTTAAATTTTGGGGGATTAGCTCATTCAGGCAGAGCGCCGCACTTGCAATGCGGAGGTGACCGGAGCATAGCCGGTATCTTCCACCACTAACATTTCCATACCAACGTAGCTCAATAGAAGAGCATCCGATTGTCGATCGGAAGGTTGCGGGGGCAGGTCCCGTCGTTGGTGCCATGATTTTATAGGGGTATCATATAGTGGTATTATCTCCGCCTCCAAACCGGAAGACCAGTGTTCGATTCACTGTGCCCCTGCCGTGTCACCAGTTGGACCTAACGCACCATAAGCGAAAGGTTGTGGGTTCAAATCCCACGGGCACCACCATCATTGGTCATTCGTCCAGCGGCTAAGACGTCACACTCTGACTGTGATTACCTAGGTTCGAGTCCTAGATGACCAGCGAATCTTAATTGTGTAAGTAACATTACATTTGTAATATTATGTTTAAGTACATGATAGGAAATTATGTAAAACTTAATGGGCAACTTGCAAAACTCGAAGATGAATTGTATGGTATTGCAACTGTAAAAATTATCAAAACTAACAAGTTGAAACAAGTTCATCTATCTGTGCTTGAGCCCATTAAATTGAATGTAATTATGTCAAAAGAAGAACGCAAGAAGATCACTAAAGAAAAGTGATTGAAAATGACACAAATATTGGCGTATCGTCCAACGGTAGGACAATCGGCTTTGACCCGATGAACGGGGGTTCGAATCCCTCTGCGCCAACAATTCATATTCCTAATCAAAAATAATGACAAAAACCACCAAAAGAGCACAAGCTTTGGGTTATTTCATCGGTGAAATCAAACGTAATGTTGCGTCTGATCCTGTCGTAGTTAAGGATAACATTGAATCGTTCAATGCTCTTACATTGCCACACTTTTACGTCTGCGTCAGTAATGATCTTGTTCACGTTGTTAAGTTGTTCTCTGAGGATTTTAATGATCTTGTTCACGTTGTTAAGTTGTTCTCTAAGGATTTTGAAGAACCGCAACTTAAGGTACCTGGAACGTCTATTATGGTTTCACATACTGCTGACGTGATCTGGCATTTCAACTACATAACTGGTATTTGGAACACGATAAAGGATCGTTTAGGAATTTATCAGTCATTGTGTCCAATTAAGTGTGGCGGACCCATAAAGTCACTCTCTGTGCCTGTACAAAGATAAATTGTGTGGTATTATTAAATTCACTATAGCAATTATGCTATCGTCTGAAACAACAAACAGTCCACAATAATGTGGCATGAGGTTACGTCGAGTGAAGAATCGAAACAAGTCTGCAGTTTACGTCCAGGAAAAGCCATCACATAAATACCCGATTCCAGTTCCAACGTTTGTTAACGTTGATGAACTTGGTATTGCTCTTGAGGAAGATCTATTTTCCTCATTGAGGGCTCTTGAAGACGATCGACAAAAGATCGTTGATGTTCATATGGATACTCGTCCATGGGAGGAAGAGATTGCATATCTGAAGCGAGAACTTCAGATGCGAAAAATTCGACGTGAGGCGCATTCAAGGTATCTTGAACAAACAGATCAGAATTATTCTGAATCAGATGCAAATCTACCATTTGCTGATCTTGATAATTCTGCGTTTCTTAAGCTCGTGGGAGAATGGAATTGAGCAGCGGCAAACACACTGAAAATATATCAACAGCAAACAAGGATAGTAACGCGGTTTCTTCGTACTTGAATTCATTGCAACGATATCCTCAGTTAAAACATCCAGAACTTGTTGAACTATTTAAACAGTTTGAGTCTGGTGGTGTAGTGAGTACTACGGCACGCAAGAAACTAATTGAATGTAATTTGCGTCTTGTTGTTTCAATTACAAAACAATATAAAGGACATAATCTTCCAATAGAAGATCTAATTCAGGAGGGCAATATTGGTCTCATGAAAGCAGTTGAAAGGTTCGATTGGAAAAAGGGTTTTAGATTTTCCACATATGCAACGTGGTGGATTAAACAATCAATTGGGCAACATGTTCTCAAACGAAAACGTATGATTAGGCTACCTGCTCATGCCGCAACAGTTCAGCGAAAACTGATGCAAGCAGCCGAAGAATATCGTGATAGTATGGGTTCAGAACCATCTGTTGAAGAATTAATGGAATTGGTTGGAGCATCAGAGACTGTTGTTCGAGCAACATTACACTCGGGTCGAGGCACTGTATCGCTACAACAGCCAGTTTCATTATCAAGCGATGGTTCTGATTCAATTGGAGATAAAATTGAAGATGAGCGGCCAGGATGTGATCCTTTTGAAAACGTTGCTGAAAAACAACTTCTTGAAATCACTAGAAAAGTTTTGATAGAATTAACTCCCAAGGAGTCTGCAATTCTTCGATTAAGATTTGGGTTGGTTGAAGATTCAACGAATAACACATCATACCCAATCACAGAAGAAGAACTACATGATGTAATGCACGGAAAAGGACTAACGTGACGTGTTATTTGATAGAATCACGATAATTTCAATAGTCGTTCTTGCTTTATTTGTTATTGTTGGATTTCCGGTTTATTCATTATACATGGTGAAAAAACTAAAAAAAGAAATCCAGCAAGACAAAAAAGAAATTGAGAGACTCATTGAAAAAAACAAACGAATAGAAGATGAACATGAACATCCTCTTGTAAAAAGAGTTAATGACTTACAAAAAATTCGTTTTGCAAAAGATATTTCACACTCTGTCGTTATAACAAATAAACAAGATTCAAATTTTCCTGTTCGACCACGAGCAGTAAAAGTTCTTAAAAAAGGATAGTAAATGTCGCTTAAAAAAGGTACGATTGTCGACAGGGGTTATTCAACTGTCGTGGGTGACGAAGGCGTCAATTATAGAGAAATTGCTGACACAATGTGTGAACTTGGTTTTCAGATGAATCATTCTTCTGCAAGAAACTATGTTCTTCGAGTGATGCGTAAATTTGTTGATGTGTACGCAAAACAATATGAAATTTCGCTCACCCCTTCTAGGATCGACGAAATTGCAAAATCACCAAGTTTTCAACACGGTATAGCTGATTTGTTACACTCTATTGAATCTGAACGTCGAGCTCGGGGATGAATACTTATATTATAAATTCGAGGTAACATATGGGACAAATTACACTTAAAAATACACCTAAATTGAGATTGTTCAATCTATTGCGCCGCCGCAAAATGACATTGATTCAATTTATGAGTGAGTTCGGAATCACAACACTTGAAGGTCTTAAAAATAGGTGCGATAGGATGGGTGTTGATCCCCCGTCAGACGATGAATTTAATGCTTTAGTAAAACCAACGATTGAAAAAATCGTTAACAATCCACAAGAAGGTATCGTTGTTTTGGATCCTCTTCTTGCAATTGTAAATGAATCGACGGGTAAAAAAACAATTGATGACAAAAAAGTTGAATATCCTTCAGAACAAGAATTTTTAGACGCAACAGAAAAGCTCCGTGTTGATGATGAAGAAACTAGTTCTGAACCCACGGATGGCCCACAGAAAAAGTCTCGTAAGAAAAAAGATGTCCAACCAAAAGAGTGATAATGAATAATCAGGGTGAGGAGTCGAAGCTTCGACCAAAAATAATCGATACTCAAGATTATGTGCATAATAACAATCGAGGAAGAAATCACAGACAGGTTGTTCAGAAAAAACAACACAAACAATTTGTTGATGAAACAGATGACGTTGTTGCTACAACTCAATATCCAATAGAAATGACACCTGTAATGAGAGCCGTTCTAGAATACGGTCGACGAACACATGCACTAGGAGCATTAAAAGGTGCAGTTGTTATATCAAATCTTGTGAGTAGAATCAAGTCTCTTGGTCAAGTTTCTCCGGAGTTAAAGCACATTATCTTAGATGCAGAACAAGACATACATGAACTCAAACAATTGTTGAGTCAAGCATATGCCGAAGGATGATTCACATAGTTTGATTTGTTGTACATAGATATTTTGTGCATGAAATTAAAAGACTTGACAATTGGTTCGCTGATCAGTTAGTTGATTTGAATTGTAGTCCGACAGCTAAAGCATATATCACTGGTGTGCTATCAGCACGTAACACTGATTTTGTGATGTCAAAGCGAGAGTCAATAGTATTGGCTTTTTATTCAGCAAAAGAAAATGGAAATTTTGCTACATTTCAAAAAATTGGTGATTGGGTATTATGGGTCGATTCTATAAATCCTGCATTCATTAAAAATCATCACGAAATTACAGAAACAATTGCAAGATTATCATATTTTTCCTGTCATAGAATGTTAAAAGGCACGTGGCCAATTTATGAGGAACTTGCAGATAATCTTCCACAAATCGTAAAAGATGTTCGTTGTAAAATTTCTCAAATAAAGTAATTGCTTTATGTGAAAGTGTGTTTTACATCCTGGTATAGTCTGTTTATGGCAAACTTCTACGGTTTCAAAGTTAACGCAAAACAGCAAGTCCTTGATAAGGCAAAGAATTTGTTTGGAAAAGACGCAAAAGTCAGCGTGACTGGCCGTCGTCCAACTCCACTTGAATGTAAGTCTCTCGGAATTCCCGAAGGAACATATTACGTTGAGTGTTTCATTAACAATAAACATATTGCCAGTGCTCATATGCGAAACTGGCGCAAGGCATACGGTCTTCTCAAAATTGCTCTTGAAAATGTATTTGAGAAAACACTTTACGTTGTGTAACAATCCACCACCCAATAGTATAACTGAGATACGAACTGACTCTAGCAATTAAGGAAATATCAAAAAATGACGACGATGGCAATCAAGACCTTTATGAAGGTCGCACCTAAACTTCCTGCGAACACGAGCATTCTGCTTCGTGGAAATCATGGAATTGGCAAAAGCAAGCTTGGCCGACAACTTGCGCTAACGATTCAGAAGAATCTATCTCTTGAGAATTTTCCGGTCATTGACCGAAGGCTTTCTCAGGTAAGTGAGGGTGACATTATTGGTCTCCCGTCAACAGACGGAAATGTTACCAGGTTCAACCCTCCTGACTGGTATCGCAAAGCATGTGATGAACCGTGTTTTCTGTTTCTCGACGAACTTAATCGAGCAACACCTGAGGTCATGCAGGCAGCATTTCAAATTGTTCTCGATCGTGAGCTCAATGGTTGGAAGTTGCACCCGCTCACCCGGGTGATGTCAGCTGTGAACTCTTCAGCTGCATATAACGTTAATGAGATTGATCCAGCTCTTCTTGATAGGTTCTGGGTAATTGATCTCACTCCTGATACCAATGACTGGCTCGAATGGGCTCGTAACACTGACGTGGATTTTGGTGGAAGTATTCAGTCAGTTGTCATTGATTTCATCTCTCAGAACAACATTTGGCTCGATCCTCCAAAGGATTCTGAACCAGGCAAGATTCAAGTTTCTCGACGAAGTTGGGAAAAGCTTTCCCTTGCAATTGAGGGTGCTGGAATTGCAGATAATCCTGAGGATCCATTGTTTTATCCAATGTGTCTAGGATATGTTGGAACCGAGGCAACGATTAAATTTGTTGACTTTGCGAAGACGGTTGATAATCGATTCACAGGTAAGGATATTGTTGAGCGTTATTCGAAGGTGCGAAACAAGATTATCAATAAGAAGAAGCAGGATCTTCTTAATGATGCAATCGAAAAGGCCGCGGAGTACGTCAACAAGCTTGACAATATCACTGAATCTCAGGGAAAAAACCTGAATGCATTCATGGAAGATCTGCCTGGTGAACTGAGGATTTCTTTGTGGACAAAGCTCACAATGCATGGCATTGATAAGCTGGCTCTTGCAAAGAGCATTCACAAGTACCTTGCAAAGAATGTTCTTGATGTTTTTGGAGTCCCGATGGGAGAGGCCGGCATCGGCGTAGTTCCCAATATACCATCAGTGTTCAAGGACGACAAAAAGAAGTAACCCACTGGGTCTGTCAACTTAATCGAAAATTTCTTAGCTTAACTACTTAACATGGAAAAGGTATGGTATCATGGGTACCATACCTTTCGTGTTTTTTGTTTACAAGATCGTCTGTGTAAAAAACGGCAAAATCTATATCGGTCAAACGTCTGAAGGAATTATAGAACGATGGAATCGTCACGTAACGTACTTACGTTTAACACCGGTCGAAAAACGCTCATGTTTACAGAGGGCGATGATTAAATACGGCGTTGAATCGTTCAAGATTGAACCCGTTGAAAAGTGTTCGAACCAAGAAGAGCTCGACGTCGCTGAGAAAAAATGGATCGCTGAAACACGTTCTTACGATCATGAATTCGGTTATAACATGACAATGGGAGGAAGAGGAGGCCTTCCAACAGATGACGTCAAGCAAAAAATCTCTAATTCATTGAAACAAAAATATGCTGATGGGTGGGTGCATCCGATGAAAGGAAAACACCACACAGAAGAAACGAAGAAAAAATTACGAATTGTGTTACAAGGAAAAATGGATGGAGAAAATAATCCATTTTTTGGTCAAAAGCATACTAAAGAAACATGCAAAAAAATGTCAGAGGCCCACTCCGGAGAAAGAAATGGCTTCTTCGAAAAGAATCACACCTCTGAAACTCGAGCAAAAATCAGTGCTTCAAAACAAAACATCAGCGATGAAACACGCAATAAGATCAGTGAAGCAAAGCGTGGACAAAAACAATCAAAAGAGTCAATTTCAAAAATGATTGCATCGAGAGTAACATCGACTAACAAAAAACACGAACAGATAATCAAGCTATTTAATGAAGGAATTTCACGTCATGAAATTGCAATACAGCTTAATTTTTCATATGCCCTTGTGAAACAAGCAATCCTGAGACAAATAAAACATAGTAAGACGTCATGAAGTTGTATGATATTTAGATATCATGGTCTTATTTGAGCCTGAGTTGTGGCGACGGCGGGCACAAACTAGGTACAAACGAGCTTTAGCAAAAGCGAAAAAAGCGAAGAAAAAACAAAAATTGCTCGAGTCGTACGTACGTGATTGTACCCAAATTATTAACTTAGAAAAATTGATTGGATGGTGTAATTCTCATAAAATCACAGTTAATTTTTGTAAACTTGAGGCAGGAATATTTTACCCACAAGAAAACCTTGTAAAAATAAGTGGTAGATTATCACCAGAATCACAATTGTTTTGTCTGTTACATGAATGTGGACATTATCTTGTTGGAAGTAGAGAAAAACATCAGCGATATGGAATGGGTTATCAACAAGAAGATCCAAATATCATAAGAACTTTTCATCATAAATGTGATATCGTTGAAGAAGAACTTGAGGCTTGGCATAGAGGTGCAAAGCTTGCCACAAGGCTTGGAATAGACGTTGATAAATCTCGATTTGATAAATCTCGTACAACGTGTATTCGAACATATATGAAATGGGCAATCAAATAGTGCAACTTATTTTTGCTTTATGATAATATCATTATATGAAGAAACTTTGGCTTGATGATGAACGTCTTGCACCATCTGGTTGGATAACATCAAAAACTGCTGGTCATGCTGTGATGCTTTTGGCGTCTGGTACGTTTTCGGAAGTATCGCTCGATCATGATCTTGGTAATGATAATCAAGGAACTGGTTATGATGTCATTTGTTGGATAGAAGAAAAGGTTCATAATGATCCATTATTCGTTATTCCAATTGTTCATGTACATACGCAAAATGCGTCTGCAAGACACAAGATGATACAAGCTGCTAAGTTTATCGAAAAAATGCGACTAAAACAACTTAAAATCCAGGAGTGATAAGATGAAAGAATCAAAACCAGACGCTAAAATTGTATTGAAGCCTCCACCTCTTCCTGGGAGTCATCGTCCAATTGATAAAGTAATGATTCATTCAACAATGTTTGATTGTGGGATTATTCCTATGGAAAATCCAAGTTTTGATATGAGGCGAGGACTTAATCAATTGCCACCAGAAGAGGCAACGAAAATGAAACGCAAGTTTCGAAAACTTTGGCGGGCCCTCGCGCGTGAAGAAAAACAAAAACGACATAATAAAAACGTCGTTGATTCATTGTATGGCATTGGTAGTCTCCTCACAGGAGAATCACAAAAACTTGAAAGGAAGAAGCTTGTCTATGAAACAATTTGGAATAAATTAATCGCTCCAAAACTTTTTGTTTTTGAAAATCCTGAAAATTTAAATAAGAATAATGACGACACTGAATAAAACTTAGAATTATGTTTGCTAAATAAGCTATGAAAGTTATTAGCAAAACATAGTATATTTTGATATACATGGTATGGCAGTTTACCATATCTTCAGGAGCAAATTCCAATGGGCTGGAGTAACGATACCAAGTTGGGACGTAAGAAAACTCGTAATCGTGGTGCTGTTACGTGGATTGGGGGACGTAAGAAAACTCGTAATCGTGGTGCTGTTACTGTTACGTGGATTGACAAATCAGGTGCAAAACCTGCACCATTTGTGCAGGATCTTCCACGATACGTTGATGCGCCAGCAATTACTGACGAACTTATACAAAGTCTTGTTCCCGGTACAATGTTCGTGTCTTTGGCAATTCTTGGAATACGAAGTGATGCTCCGGGAAAAACTAATAACAGAAAATTTCAAACACTTGAACGTTGGTGGCACATAGAAACAGGAATCGTCCAAATTGGACAATTGATGATTTACTCTGGTGTCGTTAGAGTTGATGAACGTGAATCAAATGGCAGGATTGTCAGTGTCCCACGACATACATTCATTTTTGGTTCTTGTCGTTATATTATCAATGATTTTTCATTAATTAAAATAGTGTAATGTCACCACGAAAAGCAGCGAGATTTTCACTTGGTACACTTATCTGGTTTAGAACAGATCATTTTAATGATGAAATGCGCTCCGTAGGAACAATCATTGGAACTTGGGAATGGAGTGGTAGTGGAGCATCAACAAGGATTGAATCCTATGGGACAGATCCTCGTTTTGACAATGAATCAAATGGGTATCTGATATTGTCATCAGATCCTAAAGTTAATACAAAATACGCATTTTATGCCGATGTTACACTTGGGTACGTAGGGACGCTTTAGAAACAAACGAAAGCAAATGAAAATGAACAAATCTATTATTGATATTTTTGAGGAGCTTGAAGCGATTGCAGGAAGCAACGCAAAGAAAGAAATCCTTAATAATCACAAAGAAAATAAGCTTCTCAAACGTGTTTTTGTCGCTGCACAAGATCCTTATATTGTGTATTATGTGAATAAGTTCAAGATGCCCAAAGGTGTTTTGAGTTCAGATTCTGAAGACATAACTGTCACTGTTTTTCTTGATATCCTTAATGAAAAACTATCAACTCGTAATGTCACGGGTAATGCTGCAAAAGATCTTGTTGTGCATATGTTTTCAAAGATGACTTTTCGTGAACAAAAATGGTGTCAGCGCATTATCTTGAAGAACTTGCGTTGTGGTGTACAAGAATCAACCGTTAATAAGATTTGGCCCGATGCAATTAAAAGCTTCACAGTGGCCCTTGCAGACACACTGAAAAGTGATTTTATAAAAGGTGAGGGAATTCGTATTCTTGACAAGGTGAATTATCCTGTGAGGGTTGAGCCAAAGTTGGATGGTCTCAGGTGTATCGCAGTCAAGCAGGCTGGTGTTGTTACATTTTATACACGTAACGGAAGCGTGCTTGAAACATTGCCAACAATTAAGGCTGTGCTTGAAGCGGGCGATTACGATGACGTTGTACTTGATGGTGAGGCACTAGGAAATGACTGGAATGAGTCTGCATCAGTGTTGATGGCACATAAGACTCATAAAGACGATAGTAATATCATTCTTAATGTTTTTGATGCAATGACTCTAACACAATGGGTTTCTCAAGAATGTACATCAAAATATGTCGATCGTTGTGAGCTTGTTGCAAGAGTGATTGCTGCCCTCCCACAAGGCGCTCCGGTTAGACAGGTTCCTCATATCATGGCAAAAAATGAAAAAGAACTCAAGGAGTATTTTGCAAAATGTATGGATGAGGAATATGAGGGTGTGATGTTGAAGACGCTTGATACGCCATACAAGTTCAAACGTTCAGACAATATTCTAAAGTTGAAGCCATGTGTTACATATGAAGGTGTTATCATTGACTCATATGAAGGTCGTAGGGGAACGAAACGAGAAGGTTTGTTTGGAGGGTTCGAAGTTGTGTTGCCAAATGGCAAAATCACACGATTGGGTGGTGGATTTAGTGATGTGCTAAAAGCAGAAATCCAGCTCGATCCTATTTCTTATATTGGAAAAATTGTTGAACTTGAAGCACAACCAGATCCAATGACGGCTGATGGCCTAACAAATGATGGAAAAGCACGATTTCCTGTGTTCTGTAGATTTAGAGATCCAGGTGATGTTGATCCAAAAGTTATGAAAGCGTTTAGGGACCTTAATAAGTAATTTTAGACACATACAAATGCGTTTTCATTTAACGCCAATTTTAACATTGATTCTATTGTGTGCAACATGCAACGTTGCTGAACACGATAAAGGTATTGTACAACGTCACGAAGTTGTTACTATTCCTGATGTTCACATTATAGTGAGTTTAACAGAATTAGAAAATAATAGACGTGAATTGCTAACATCGTTGTTCGCAACGATGAAAAAAGAAAACGAAGAAAAGCTTCCGTTTGATGAACCAATTCACGAATATGGTTGGCAATTAGATGGAAAACTTCGTCCAAGATGGGAGTATGCATATTTTCATCACAAACAACGCTTTGGGTTCAATGGCGATTGGTATTATACCGTAACGAAGAACTCTGCTCCGTTCGTTCCACAGGTTTGTGCTGATTTTATTGTTGATACGATTGACAGAACTGCTGGTACTTGGTACGCCGCATCGTTAAAATATCCAAAAAGAAATATTGGTCATTTTGACATGCGTAGTGAAATGAAGGCATCAAAATTAATCCCAGAACGTGTGCCTGATTTGATGACATATTTTCATGCAAATCCAGACAAATTTAACATAATTCTTGATAACCTAGAAGGCGAAGGTCCAAACACTGGAAACACATTAGCCTTACAAGAATGGTTGAATCTTAAAGGTGCACAATATGGTGACATAATTTTTATACGTGGCCGAGCTCCTTGGGATCATGAAAAAGAAATGCATTATCACTCGTTATTTGTGTCAGGTGTTGATAAAAATAACAACGTTACTCTTGTGTTTGGAAATCCAGGATATCCAGTCGAACGCACTCTTAAAGCAGAAATGAATAGAGCACCAAAACGTCACGTTATCGCTATTGTAAGATTAACAGATAACTTTTTGAAAAAAATGAACGCAGAGAAGTAGAATTAAACATGATTGACGATAAAGATACTTCTGTAAAAGTAGAACAAAATAAAGAAAGCACAGGTAATATGCTTTTTAGGTTACCTCTTTTTGTTTGTTTAACCTGGTTTAACCTTGTATTTGAAGGTTACATTTTATCGAAAATGTGGCTTTGGTTTATTCTTTCAAAATTTCCATTGTTACCAACGTTGACATGTGTTAACGCAATAGGAATAATTTGGATTATTAATTTCATACTAAGCGATCTTCGTAATATTAGTTACGCTACATTTGAGATGATATTGCCTCAAAATATAAACATTTTGTCATACAAAATTACGAAAAAAATGTTCGATATTTTTATTAAAAATACGGCAATATTGATGCTTACGTGGACGTGGTGGAAATATATGATATTAAAACATGCGTAAATTTAAGTGAAACAATCTATTCAGATAATATAATATTTACTTAGACACTATTTGCTGGTAATGCTCGTAAGGACAGAGCGCCCGTTTCGTAATCGGGACCGAGTCAGTTCAAATCTGATTTCCAGCTCTCTACGCACATATGGTGACGTCGTGCTTGATGAACACAAGACAATTCTGAAAAATAGTCAACTTCGCAAGTCTAAACATACAGATGTGCTCAGACTTGCGAAGTGGTTGCATCTTAGGGGAAATATCAATGAGATGAGTCATAATCAGTTATGCAATCTTGTTGTATGTTTATTGAAACGTAGGGGCATCAAAGAAAGAGGATTCGAATGAGCGAATTTCATGTGAATATTGTTAAGTTGGGACCGATGGTCTCACACCCAAACGCAGACACGCTCAACATTACGAAGGTGTTCGATTACCCAGTAATCACGAAGAAAGATGGTTTCAAAGAGGGAGACCTCGTTGTTTACGTTCCAGTAGACAGCATCGTTCCTGACACGGAAGAATGGCACTTTTTGTGTCCACTCGATTCTGACGGAAATCATCGTTTCCCAGTCGGACAAGTTCCAGAGAAATACAGAGTCATCGAGGCGAAGAAAATTCGTGGCATCTTCAGCCAGGGCATGCTCGCGCCGGTTCCATTTATGAGAAACGATCTTGCAGGTGATCCCTCGAAATGGACGAAAGAGGGTGACGACGTACGTGAGGCGACGGGCATCACAAAATACGAACCGCCTATACCTTCTTCGATGAATGGTGAGTGTGAAGCAGCACCAAAAGGATGGGTATTTCCCGTATACACTGACATCGAGGGAATTAAACGTTATCCAAATGTCTTGATCCCAGGTGAGATAGTCGTTGTGACTGAGAAGATCCACGGGTGCAACTCGCGTTTCTGCCATGACGGGAACAGGCTCTGGGTCGGTTCTCATACACAGATCAAAAAATACGACGAGAAAAACTTGTGGTGGCAAGTTGCGCACGCGAACAATCTCGAGGAGAAGCTTGCGAAAGCACCGATGCACGTGTTCTTCGGTGAAACGTATGGTCAGGTACAAGATTTGAAATACGGCATCAAGAGCGGTTCACGTTTCCGCGTGTTTGACGTGTACGATGTTGCAGCGATGAAGTATCTCGATTATTCAGACGCTTTTCTTCTCGTGAGAGACGTCGGGCTCGATTGGGTCCCAGTGCTCGGCGTAAGTCCGTGGGATCCAGAAAGGATCAATCCAATGAGCGAGGGAAAGACGACAGTCACAGAGAACGTCGGTGACATTGCCACAATTCAACTCGCCGACAACATACGTGAGGGCTTCGTCGTGAGACCCATCAAAGAGCGTTGGAGCGATGAGATCGGTCGCGTGATCTTGAAAAGAGTGGGTGAGGGATACCTTCTTCGAAAGAAGAAAGGATGAAACCGAAGTCGCTCGTACCAGGACGTATAATAACACAAAAAGTTGCAAATTATGATTATGATGTAAATGGCCAATATCGTTTGATCACAACCATATTACCATGGATGATTGTTTCAGTTGAAGAAACAGTATGGCGGCGGCATTCAAAAAAAACTGCGCCGCCGAACGGATGGAACATTTTGATGATTCAATTTGGAAAAAGTGATTTTTGTAATATAAAAACATTTCATATCAATCCAGATGGGTTACAAGTCTGGAAGTCTTTATTTTGATGTTTGTGTTATAATCAACTCATGGACTTAAGTAATAATAGTAAGAATCTTTTGGACGAATTCCGTCGTTATGGTACAATGGAACCACGTCAATTTATCGTTGATCTTGAGTCATGCGAAGGAATGTATCTTGTAACAATCGATGGTCAAAAGATTTTCGATTGGATCAATTATTATGCTTCAAAATTAATTGCGCATAATCATCCAGCACTATACGAACCAAAATACATAAAAAAACTTGTTCGTGCTGCAAACAATAAAGTTTCAAATCCTGATTTTGTCACAATGGAACTTATTGAATATTATAGGTTATTGCATAGAATCGCTCCCAAATGCATGAGAAATCATGATAAATTTGATGGACAAGTTTTTACGTTGAATTCTGGAGCAGAGGCAATGGAAAATGCGATGAAATATCTCATTAGCATTTATAAAAATAAAGACGTCCAACGAAAGATTCCAAAAAATTCTGATGTTCCTTGTTTCGTTTTTTTCCAAAACGGTTTTCATGGTAGAACAATTTATACGTTAAATGTCAGTGATATGCCTCACAATAATGCGGCAACACGTGATTATCATGGATTAACAGTTTCGAATATAATGGTTCCATTTCCGGCGAGAAATAACGATCGTTCTCAAGAATGGAACGATGAATTAATGAAACATTGCATCAAAGAACTTGATGAAGCGCTTACAAATAATGGTGCTAGAATAGCAGGAATAGTCGTTGAACCAATGCAGGGCACGGGCGGGCATTGTGTCCCGGTTGATGGATTTTTTAGGGAGCTTAGCATAGTTGCAAATAGACATGAAATCCCTGTTTGCTTTGATGAGGTTCAAACTGCTGGTGGTCCAACTGGTGACGTGTTTACATGTGATCAATTTAATTTAGCTTTTCAGCCTCATGTTGTCGCCTCTGCAAAGAAATTTGGATGTGGTGTTGTGTATTTGCTTAAACACGTAAAAGAAGAAGATTGGTTAGATTCTACGTGGAGTGGGAGTCTAACAGATATGGTTAGATTCGTTAAAGAGTGGTCAATCATAGAAAATGAACAATTAATTGAAAAATCACATCGTGTCGCTTTACGACTTGAAACGGGTCTCAAAATTTTAGTAGAGAAACATAACAAAAAGATTTATAATGTTAGAGGTTTGGGTTTGTATCAAGGGATTTCTTTCTACGATTCAAAAATTAGAAATGATTTTATCGATATTGCATTTGATAAACATAGCACATTATTAATGTCTGCTGGCTCTCACAGTATGAGACTTCGTCCAAATCTG